TTCTATTGTACCGTATAATGGTTGTATAAGTTTAGCATTTTTGAACAAATATAATTCTGTTACTTTTTTCCCGTTTCTTGTGATAACTGGTTCACCAGCTAATGCACTTTCTAAATTAAATTGTTTCATATTATTTTCCATAAGTTTAAATCAAAATTTCATTTTGATGCTATAAGCAACTTTTTATTTTCTGCACTAATCGTGTACTTTCTTTCGATATCTTCCATAAGACCACCCGTTTGTAGATGTTCTTTTGCCTTTGCCCAATTAGGATGTTTAGGTGTTAACTCATCTTTTTTAGGTTCACCTTTAGAAATATTCATTGTATTTCCATTCGCACTATTCCCGTCATCATCATCATCAATATTAAGATTTAAAATAGAAGATATTGAATAACGACGTGCGTAAGTCACTCCAGATCCAAGTTGTTGAGGATTTGTTGCATCTTTACAAATAATGTCGTAAACACTTTCTATTGTTTGTCCTGTTTCAATGTGAATTAGTTTAGTTACAACACAGTTATTCATAACAGGTTGCAAAATAAGTAAACCATGCTTTTTTAGTATTGGTGTAATAATACCTAAAATGTGTGGCAATGTTGCATACTTAGATCCTTTAAAAAAAGGATTGTTTGCATCTTTGCTGATCTTTGGACATTCCATCTGAAAATCAGCGATTGAGTTAAATAGTTCTTTCATAGTTTTTTATCTATTATTAATTTGTCAATAGCATTACACAAAGAATATTGTGCAAAATCTTCCATAATTGCCCACATAATATGTGTAGTTGGTGAGCCGTCTTCGTCTTCTTCATAGTGTGTAAACTCATTCACTAAATCTTCATCGTTTTCTATTAGTAAACTTTTTACCAATTCTTCGTCAAACTCGTAGTCGTTAAAACCATCAAAGAAATGTAGTTTGCCTTCGTAAAAGTTAGCACTCATTTGTAACTTTTTTAAACGCACCAAATTCTCATCCATAAGATTAATTATTGCCTTCATTGATAATGTCGATTGCGGTGTTTAAAATGATTAATACCTTCGGTTGTATAACATCACCATTTAGGTATTTACGAACAGTTGGCATAGATATGCCAGTACGTGCAGCGACCTTTGAAACAATGCCGTGCTTCTTGTGTAACTTGATTTGTTTGATTACTTCTTGTATATCCATAGCACAAATATACAAATAGTTTTCAATATAACAAATAATTTTACAAAATAATTTACTTAAATAAGTTTGCTGCTACGTAATCGGAAATAGACTGACTTAATTTATCATATCTATTTTGTTTTAAAGTGGTCGAAATAAAAGGTTGTTTTCTTGTACCACGTGCTTCAATTTTCTTTGCAATTGCAGATGCAACCAAAATACCTAAACGATCATTTGTACCTTTGGTAAACACATCTGTAAATGCTCCGTGTCTACGTTTTTCTTTCATCCATTGTAGAATGACTTTTGAAGTGACCTTTGTTCCTGGTCTTTGTCCGTCTTCAACATCAATCCAATAGTCATTCATCATAATGGTTAATTTCTCACCCTTTAAATTAGGTATTAAAATTAATTCCATATTTGCAGAAAGTGAACCACTTGCATTTGTTTTATTGGTTCTTAACTTTGTGCGTAAATCAAAAATTAACTTGTTTCCCCAATCAGCCATTATACGGTTTACACCGTCGGACTTTAAATATTCGCTGACATTTTCTATGCCAAGCCCTTTGAGGAAATCAGGTTCTTTAGCCATTAGTATATCAAACTAAAATCTATAATTTCGCCATCTTTAAAATGGGTAATAACTTTTAACCAATACGCTTTTGGTACTACTTGACAACCAGCCGACCAATTGTCGATGAAATTACCAAGTCCTGCCTGATGAAAGTTTATGCCAAACAAACCCTTTTGAATTACCTTCTCATCTATATTAGCATCCTTATTCCCGTCACGAAAGATTTGAATAGGTTTGACTTGTTGAAAGTATGGCATACCTAACCACAAAGATTTCCAATTTGAAGACGTTTTGAACTGATGTGATCCAACTACATATTGTGAACACGCAATTGCAGTACCCGCTACACCACCATAAGTGATAGGGTTTTGAATATAGTGTTTACCAGCAGTTGTTGAACACGGGAATACTTCTACAATTTCACCACCAACCCACAATACACCAAAGTCGTCAAAAGTATTGGTTAGTTTTTTGTCGCACCTTACCCAAGTGATTCCTTTGGTTTGGTTAAAAACATACTTCTTTAATTCTGTTTTTGTTTTGTCGCCAATTATTCCGTCAACTACCAAGTTGCACCCGAACCTATTTAGATATTGTTGTACTTGTTTCATCTATTAATCTTTTTAAATACCATTCTGCTTTCTGCAAATCTTCAACACCACCCTTTCTGTCGTATCGCCAAATGTACTTTTGTATATTGCCTTTTAAATATCCTTTGAATGCTTCTTTACTCATTGAACTTTTGATTGCTTCTATGCACTCAATACTACCTTCGTAGTGTGCTGGTTTATTTACTTTATCCATTTTTTACAAAAGTCGTCAAAATCTAAATCAATTACAAATGTGTGTCCACTTATGTAATGTATTTCAGTATAATCCCAATGTTGGTTTGCTGCAATAATATAACCAGTGTCAAGAATTGCATCTTCTAAAAACTCACACGCTTGTTCTTTGTCTTCGTAGACTGAATCTGCGAGTATAACGATATGACATTTAATTTTAGGCACGATATGTAAATGCAGTTAATATTGATTGTTCATTACCATTAATTACTTTTCTTTCAGGGCAAATTTCTAACCATCTTCCACCCAAAGGTTTTGGTGTTGCACCTCTCTCTACGTGCCATCCACCAAGTCCACTATTGTATTCTTCTTTATATGTTGCAGTTCTAACCATTAAAATGTTACGAAGTCTAATATTGTTTTGATTATCCAAGCATTCATTAGTATAAACTACCTCGTTACATTCGTGAACGTGTCCCATCCAAATCATATCTGCACCTTCTATAAATGTTGACATTCTATTGAATTGTATTACGCCACGTGTAACTGGTCCACCACCACCTGAACCATGAAAATATTTTATTTTAAATGCTTTACGAATTGTTTTCTTATCTACAAATTGATAAATTATCCAACCACCATAACCACCAGGTTGTATTTCAGTATTGCATTCTCTATTAAGTCCAAAAACAAATCGTTGTATAACGTCTGTTTCTTGTCGTTTGATAATGTTTGTTTCGTGATTACCATACCCCACAACTTTAATCAAATGTGCGTATGGTTTAAACCATTCAATTGCATCGTTTACAATAGCATCTAAATAGTTATTTACGTTGTGTTCAGGTCGGATGTCGGATTTGGATTTTCGAAAATCGTAGGCTCCTTGCATCAAGCAAAAAGTATCGCCGTTTAAATGTACATCGTGATTACCAGCAAGTGCTAAATCTAAATGCTTTTTCAATAGTACCCTATCACACTTGGGGTTATCCCAATGCAAATCCGAGAGTAAAAGAACCTTTTTGTTTTCAAAAGGTACTACAAATTTATGTACGTTGTTTTTCATTTGAAGATGTAAAATATAGTCACAAGTATTGCATAAATTGTGACAGTTAAAAATCGTTCTTTGACTATTCTATTTTCTTGTTCAACTTCACAAATGCCAAATTGCAAGTCTGTAATCGTACTATCTAAAAATTCTATATGTGTGCTATCGTTGTGAATCTTTGCCTTAAAGATTCTATTTTCTTCACGTGCTTTTGCACCTTTAATTAAATAAAGGTTTACGTTCTTGACTGTCGATGAATCTATGCAAATTGATTGCCCTTTGCAAAAAATCGGTACTATAAATAGAATCACGCAAATGTATTTCGATAGTGTCATATTTAATTTTTAGTTTTTCTTTTTCTTTGATGATGATTTTTTCCTTGTTGAAGTAAAGTGTATCAATACTGCCAGTGGTATTGTTATTATTAACACCACGCTGCAATAAGATAAACAATATGCTACAAAGGAATATCGCAATAAGACTCGCTATAAGGTACTTCAACATTGATTTCAACTCCATATCCCGCTAATATATCAGCTTTGTTATCCATTATTGCCTCTGCATTGCCATTTACACTAAAGAACACACTATCTTCATAGGTGTTGCGTTTGCATAGTG